ATGTAGTATCACCATCAGAAAGATTAGCAGTAAAAGTTTCAAAGTTACCCACTGCACCATTAAGAGTAATCGTCCCCGTACCTTCAGTCGTTGTCGTTTCACGAACTCTATCTGCAATGGTTAACGCCATTAAGCTATCCTTATTATCGCATTACTTGCATCGGCTGTGGGAAAGACAACCGTAAAATCTCCCGCTGTGGCTGTCTTATCTGCACCAAAATCTAATACACACACCGCAGGATCACCAGAGGCACTATCATTAAAGATCAATGCACCTCTTGCGGTGACAGTTACATTACTAAATGTTGCATCGGCAAAGTCTGTAAAGGCTGTTGTGCTTGAAGTGGTCGGATCTACTCGCGTTAACGAGGTGCCTTTTGCTGTATAGTTTGTTCCAGATACTTCGTTACTCGTTGTGTACGCTGTTGTCGAGGCACTCAGTGTTGCACTACTTGTGTATAAAGCAATATTAAAAGTGCTCCCTCCACTATTTTTAAAGTTATGCACAGCTTCCAATAATTCTTTCTTAAAAGATGTACACATTGCTTGTGTTATAGCCATTATAATCTCCTTATATGTTCTGCAAGTGTATCATATCCTGCATCTTTAATAGCATTGCAAACTGTTGTTCTATCCGATTTTATAGCTTCTTTCATGTAAAACGCTATAACTTTTTCAAGATGATGTTTAAAAGCCTCTGCTTGCTCTCTAATCGCGGGGTGAGCATCTTGACTAACATCAACAATTTTTTCTGTACATCTTTTCGCCACCTCTTCTGGAGTAAACCCTCTATTATCTGTGGTTTGAACAGACACAACGGGTGTGGTAGGAAGCTCTAATAACATTATTGTTTACCTCGTACAACTTGTCCCGTTCTATAATAATCAGAAACTTCTTTTGCCTCTCCAAATAGTTTTAACAACTGCATAGCTTCTAAAAAGCGTTGTCCATATGTTTGAAGAACATCAGGTTCTCCCTTCATAAACGTGTATGCCTCAAAGAGTGTGCCGTACAACATAGCACTCGGTGCGTTTGTGCTTAACCAGGTGCTACCAGAATCTCCTGCTGCCGTTAGGCTTGAAGGTCTGTAATAGTAGTGTAACTCAACAGCAAAGGTAGAACTTGGAGTGGGTGCAACTATAAAGTTGTCGTTGTCAAAATGAGCATAGTATCTTGGTAATCCAGTTGTTGATGGATTAGGATTATACGATTGAACAAAATTAACATCTTTAAAATCTAAAAATACTTTCTCACTGTCAGAATTAGTAAAGCTTAGAGAAAATGGAGCCAAGAAATCATCGGGACACGCCAAGAACTGAGAGGATGTAAACTGTGCAGAAGCGTTCTTTCTAAAAATACTTAGCTGAATACTCTTTAATATTCGCTCCTCTGTTTGAATTATAAATGTATTAAGAGAGTTAACAAACGTGGTTTCTGTGTTTTCGGTATAGTTTTGTATGGCTGTTTTTAATGTGGATAAAGTAAAGCTCATGATGTTGTCACCGTAACTGATCCAAGACTACTCGTAGCCTCAAAAGATTCCATTTTAAACCCTATGATGCCATCTCCCGTGTTAGTGTACACAACAAAAGCAGTTGTTTCTTGTGCCGTATCTGGTCTTGATATTCTCAATGCTTGAGGATCAGCGATGATTCTGGAGGGATCTAACTGAGGATGCTTTGCTTCATACTCATCTCTCCCGACTAATGATCCATTCCACTCCATACGCATGTCTCGTAGCTTGTATCGAAACCCAGAGCGATCTGATATTCCGTATGCTCTTTTATTTGATGCGTATCTAGGCATTAAGTAGACCTCAAGTATTGGATACTAGGTTGTAATTTAAGAGACACTCGATCTTCATCTTCGTCTGCTGCTCTCTGGAACTCCTCTTCGTACACAACCTTCAGAAGCTGTGTTCTTTCAGGAGCCTTTTTTAGTGACGTGTAGTATGCCAAACCGGCAACCATACAGGGTAAAAACCTAAACGGAGCGTCTGTTGTGTTCTGTAGCGTGTCAGCATCTTGTATTCTATTCACAAAATAATACACCAAAGTAAAATCAGATGAGTTTGGAGTGGGCCATAAGTTTATCGTCGGAGTTATCTGTCTATCATAAAAGAACTGACTAGGACGACCCGTTGAGGTCTTATTAGGAATATTTAGGTACTCACTCCTAGATATTCTTGTTATAGAAAAGTCAGTGCTATTAGAGTCCCTAATCACCACATCCAATAAATCTGTGAAGTTGCTAGTAAACGTATATGTGGCTGTTCCAGAAGTAAGAGATTGTGTAGCTTGCGTTACAGTCCAAAGATTAAGACCTCTGTTTGCCCAATCAGCAAACATAAGATTCATAGAACGTCGTGCAGACTTAGCGTCATAGCCAGTGCGAACCTCTAGTCCACACCGCTCATACGCCTCCTCTATGATCTCTGCTACGTCAAGATCAAAATCCCTTGAACTGGATGTTGCCATTTACTCGTCCTCTTCATTCGTTGCGTACATATTATCAAAAATTTGATTTACGTCCAATACATAATCCAAGTCAGACTTTGAGTAGTGAATGTGCTGAGTAGGTTTAAAATCTGGAGGACCTTCTCCAGTCTCAAACCATGCGGGATGTGTTACCCTTACACGATTATTAGGTAAAGCCACGATGTTACCAGTATAGTTTCCTGCTTCTAATAACTGTAGAACATGACTTTGTTTATGCTGTGCGGGGTCATCTGCTATCTCACTCTCCGTATAATCCACAGTAAACAAATATTTAGCGGGAACAAAATCTGATCCTATCTTTGCTAACCAGGGACACGGTGTTGCCCTATCCAAAGTATATACTGCATGGTGATGTGAGGCACAATCCCAAGGCTGTGCTAGGTATGTAGGCATCGGCTCTGGAAACTCTTCAAAATCAAAGTCCCCCGCCAAGGCTGTTATAGGCATCCTTGCCCACATCGCTCCTCCATGTACATTCGGTTCGTTCTCGTCATCATCAACCTCACAACCCGTGAAGATGATTTGAAAACTTAGACATCTGTTCGGCATGGTTGTAACTGCAATCGCCATAGCGTGTAGAAATTCCCCATGATATTTCTCGTGATTGTGAGTATACTCTCTCCGCACCCAACACTTGAAGTGTGGGATGTTGCTTTGTAAATAAGCCATTCATTACTTCTTTTTCTTCGTCTTTGTTACTGTGAAGCCTTTTTGCTTTAGCAACTTCTTTGCTGCTGCCACAGTCATAGCTACACCACCATTCTTCATTGCGATCTTACCGCCCTTTTTCTTATAAACGGTACCGCCCTTCTTTTTCATGGCAATACGACCACCTTTGCTTTTCATAGCAATACGACCACCTTTGCTTTTCATAGCGATCTTACCGCCATTTTTCTTCATCGCCATTTTCTTTCGTTGTCGGATCATTTTGTTTTTCTCCTTCTTGCTGATTCAACTCTTCTTGGCTTACCCGCAGGTTGACCAAGTCTTTTTTTCTGAGCTATCCGCTTCCTCTTTTCAGAAGCTGACATCTCGGAAACTGTTTTAGGGGTTTTTTTACTGATTCTTTTTGAGGGTCTACAGTAGGGAGTGCCTCTTTTTTCTCCCTTTTGTCTACCACATTTCTTACCTGTTCGGACATCTTTCCAGTCTTCTTTAAACCATCTCTTGAGAGCAAGTCCCTTCTTTGTCTTACGAACAGCCATTATGCCAACACAGTTTTCTTTCTCTTCTTGCCCTCGACCATACCACAGCCTCTAGCAATAATTATATTACCGCCATTCTTAAAACCCCTTGGCAAAGCTCTTTTCCTTGGCTGATCTGCCTCTATAGTTCCACCCATAGCTTTTTTCTTTGTAGACTTTCCGTAGTTGGCTGCTCCAACTTTCCTACATTTTGCAATGGCTCCTGATGCATACGCTGAAGGAAAAACCCTATAGCGAGCTTTTACCTTGTGGTAACATGCATCTTTTTTACTTCCAGACTTTGACACTTGCTTCTCCATGTTTGATCGTCTTATTGTCATATGTTGCACTCCTTCTGATGAAGTCTTCCCAAAGAGGCTTCAGCATCTCATTGTTCTGCTCAATCTTTACAGACATAACCTCTGTTCTTTTGTCCACAGTAATCAATGTGAACGCCATCCAAGACAAAACACCAAAGACTCCCATTGTGGTAACGCCTAATAATACTTCTTTCATCAACACCTCCACCGTCTTCTAGCCTGTCTCAAACGGCTATTTGGATCTTTTGCCGCTTTTGGAAACTTCTTCATTTGACCTGCACTTCTAGCACAAAACGATTTACGTCTTGCTTTTTCTTTAGCTGTCAAGTTCTTCTTTTTTGTAACAGCCGTTTTTAGTTTACTCCCAGGGTTCTCTCTACGATATCGAGCCACACCTGCCTTAGTCATCCCCGCTCCCTTTTTAGTGGAGCGGAAATACTTCTTAGTCTTTGGCGGTTGTTTATCTCGCTTACGCTCAGCCATAGTTCTTACGCATGGCTAAAATAACAGTGTATGTATCTGTGTTATCGTGACCAACCGTTGTAAACTGGATGTCTCCAGTTTTACCACTACCCGCATTGTTTGTTAAACCACCAAAAGATCTATAGTCGTGATGTCCACTTTGATTTTCGCCAAGCTGTATAGCTAGAACGTCAGACGTAGCATCAAACAAAATGCTTACTTTCATTCCAGTACACTGCCACCAGATCTGCTCAATCGCAACTCCAGTGCATGTGGCTCCATCAATGCCTTTAGCTAACGCACTAACGTCCACTTTGGTAACAGCACTTTCGCCCGTGCCGTCACTAATGTTAGTGAATTTCATTACGATCTTATTAGGACCTTCGACTATTGTTTGTGAGGCTACTGCATCAGCCATTTAGACCTCCCTTAGTATACTGAGTATTCTAGCTCAACTGTAAACCTACCTGCTGTGATGTCTGCATTTACTGTAGTTGTAGCTCTCGCATACAACGCGGTATTAGCAATAGGTGCACTCACATTTGGTTCAAACACATGAAAGTTTCCTGCTGTGTTATTAAAGTTGATATCAATCTCAGTTATTGATAGAGCTGCAGACAATGTTGTAGAGAAGGCTGCAACACCCGCCCCTACGATTTCAGTGCCTGACACAGCTGCGTTTGTCGCTGTACCAGAAGTAGCACTTAATGCTAGATTTCCTGCTAGTGTTTGACCCGCTGCTGTTGTGATTCCAATCACTGCCTTATGAATAAAGAACTTAGACGCTGTTACAAGATCATCGGGATGATCTGTATTTAA